CCCGCTCTTAAAGATAGCAGGCTGGAGCTGGAAGTACGGACAGGGCTATATCCTCAACACTGCCTTGTACTACGAGGACAAAGATAAGGTTGCTGTCATTGCAGGAATACATAATGACAACTGTCCTTATGCTGAAAATGAAAGAGTATTGATGAATAGAATGAGTATAGAGTCTATACTTAAAAATCCGGATGTCTGCATTGTCGGAGCGAACTTGATGTATGATATCGGATGGCTTCTGTACGAATACGAGATGTCAACTTATGATGTCAAGTGCTCCTTCGTTGATGTCCTTCAGGCAGAGGCTATCCTTGACGAGTTTGGGATACATTCCCTTGAATCTGTGTCATGGAAGTACCTCAAGTACGGAAAGGCAAAAGACAAGATTGAGGAATGGGTTCGTGAACATATCTCAAAGAAAGGAGACTTCCGTCAGTACCTTAAGGATGCTCCTTGGGATATGCTCGTTGGGTATGTCTCAGGAGATGCAAAGAACCCTGTCAAAGTTTGGCGTAAGCAACTCACCTTGCTCAAGGAGCAGGACTTGTGCAAGAGAGCCAAGATGGAGTTCGACTGCATCCTGCCTACGCTCCAAATGACAATGACAGGTATGCCTATTGATGCTGAGCAGAAGAAAAAGAACCTTGCTATTCTTTCTGAAGCTATCGAGAAGCTCCATAAAGAGTTCATCACTAAGTACGGACTTCCGAAGTTCAGGGTCACGGCTTCAAGAGACATTGCTTCATTCCTTGATTCACGCAATGTACCTTATAAATATAAGATTACCCTTACTGGGTATGACGGAGCCAAGTTCTTGAACGGAGATGAGACTGACAAGGCTTACATGAAAGCCAAGCAGATTGTCTCTCAGTTCCGCCTTATGAAAGGCAAGCCTGTGGCTTTCATTCCGAAAGAAATGATAGAGCGGACAAGCGACCTGCTCCGAGAGGCAGGGTTCATGTTCAACTCTTCTCCGAACATTGACAAGAAATACTTCGAGTCAAAGAGGGAGACTTACCCTGAGGTTGACCTTATCGCTAACTGGAAACTCGCCGAGGGAATCAAGTCAAAGATTCTCGGTGAGAAGTATAACAGGTTCTTATGTGAGAACTTTAAGGGCGATACTGTAATCAAACCTCAGTTTAAGATTACAGATACAACATCTTTCAGGTATTCTTCTATTATGCCTAATGGTCAGCAAGTTCCTTCAAAGGGAGGATTTAAGCTACATGATGCTTTTGGAAATGAGATAGAATACAGTTTCCCGAAGCTGACTCGGGCACTGTTCACGGCAAGCAAGGGTTGTGTATTCGGCAAGATTGACTATGGTCAGATTGAATATCGACTTATCTGTAACATAGCCTGCGGAAAGTCAGGGGAGGAAGTAAGAAGACAGTACGCTGAGAACCCGCACATGGACTTCCATCAGTATGTAGTAGACCTTACAGGCTTGTCACGAAAGTATGCGAAGAACATGAGCTTTGGCGTAAGTTTCGGAATGGGCTTACCTTCTATGGCTGAGAACTTCGGTTGGACTATGGAGAAAGCAGAGGAGATTTCTGAGGCTTACCATGGTCACATGCCTTTCGTAGCTCCGACTCTTGCCCTTGTAGGTGATGTGGCAAAGAAAAGAGGCTACATCAAGACAGTCTACGGAAGCCATGCACGATTGCCTGACAAGAAGAAAGCATATACAATGCTTAACCGTTACACCCAAGGGTCGGGAGCTGAGTGCCTTAAACTGGCAATCATCACCGCATACAAGGAAGGAGTATGGGAACAGCTCAAAGTGGCCAACACAGTCCATGACGAGCTTAACATGCCTTACCTTGAGCCTACGGAAGAGAAGATGATAGCCCTTTACCGTATGGCTGAGATTATGCGTACGGCTATGCCGAATCTGCGTGTACCTCTTGAGGCTTCACCTGAACTTGGTGACAACTGGGCTTCTACAAAGGAAGTCACAGAGTGGATTGAGCTTCGGGACAAGGGAGATGAGGCTTGGCTCAATGCTTCTGATAACCTTAAGAAAGCCGTGAACATCTGTGATGAGCTTCTAAAGGCAGGGAGGGTTTCAACTTAAGGCATAAAGTTATATAACTAGTTAAGAGGTAATTGAAATGACATTTCATAAAGAAGTAGTGAAGACAGCCGTGACTGCCGATGAGATTTCAGAGAGTGTTTTGTCAGAAGGCATTTACGGTTACTTTGCAAATGATGCAGAGTCTCTAAAGAGTGCTGTTACTTTGAACAGGACTTCGGCAAGATGCCTGTATGGCAGGCTTACGAAGATTATGAAGGCTGACAATCGCTCGAGGTTTGTGCTGGACAGGGGAGACTTTATGTTTGCACTGTTCTACCCTACCGACAGCTTTCTTAATACTGAGAGATACTGACAAACAACAGGAGGAAAAGATGCAGGTAAGACTTCTTAACAAAGACCCTCTGTATGATTACAGGGAGGCCTGCAAGGTGACACAAGGGATTATCTTGAGCCATGAGGAATTGAAAAAGCCTGAGAACGAGGTGGAGTGGTGGATAAAGCAGATTGTGGCGAACCATTCCACACTCAGGTGTATTCATTTCAGAATCTTCGACACGAGACCAAAGAGTGTCGTAATGCAGTTGATTCGTGCAACCAAAGGACATCCACAGCCTTATGTTCAAAGCTCAAGGCCTGACTGGACTGGGAAGGAAAGGTCAAGCGACCCTTATGAACTTAAGATGTACATCCAAGACCATACTGCCGAGAGCTTCATTGAGATGGCAAAGCAGAGGATGTGCTTGCGTACTGAGACGAACACAAGGAAAGCCATGGCAGACATCGTTGAGATGCTCAGGAACAGTGAAGAGCCTTTCCTACAGGCAGTCGGGTGGTGCTCGTCCCCTGCTTGTGCTTGGCTGGGCAGGAGATGCCCTGAGGTTAAAGGGTGTGGCTTAAGAGTAACAAAGATGGGTCAGGAAGTAATTGACTTTATGCACCAAATGACAGGAGGAAAAGAAAATGATTAAGGAAAACCCATTAAGTGTTCCCTCACCTGACGAGATGTTGAAGATATGGAGTCAAGGGAAGTCAGTTAAGGAAACCGAGGAAGACATTATTGGACACCCAAACCATTATTGCAAGGGTCGTAAGTACGAACCAAAGGATGTAATCAGAGACTGGAACTTGAACTTCAACCTTGGAAATACTGTTAAGTATATTTCAAGGAATGGAAGGAAAGACGGAAACTCAGTATTGCAGGATTTGAAGAAAGCAAGACAGTACCTTGACTTTGAGATTGATTTTCTTGAAAAAGAAGGTTCTTTATCTGCAAGAAAAGCAGAAGAAATAGGAGGTTAATATGGATTTTGGAATGGCTCTTATCGCCTTGAAAAGAGGTGAGTGTGTAGCAAGAAAAGGCTGGAACGGCAAAGGAATGTTCCTTACCTTGCAGGCAGGGTCAGAGGTTGACGGAGACAAAATGCGTAATGAGGGAGCAAAGAACTATTATGCTGGCTGTAAGTGCAAGATTGCCCCTCACATTGACATGAAGTCAGCTGACGGAACTTATGTTGTAGGCTGGCTTGCAAGTCAGACGGACATGCTTGCTGAGGACTGGGAGATTGTACACCCTGTTCCAAAAGCAACAGAAGTAAATTACAGATAGGAGCATAAAGATGTTGGACTTTAATGAGTATCAGAAAAAAGCACACGAGACTGCTGACTATCCTGAGGGAAAAGTGATTGACACAAAAGAAGGTGTTGAGCATTACATCAACTACATTTACCCTGCCTTGGGCTTGGCTGAGGAGGCAGGAGAGGTTGCAGGGAAGTATGCCAAGGCTGTAAGGGACAATGCAGGTGTCCTTGACGAAAAGCGTAAGCTGGAAATCATCAAGGAACTTGGGGATGTCATTTGGTTTGTCTCTGAGCTTTGCACGAACCTCGGAGTTTCCCTGAGTGATGTGGCTCAGAAGAACCTTGACAAGCTGGCTTCACGAAAAGAAAGAGGGGTTATAC